CATCTCCAGCTCGCTCTTCATGATATCCATGGCTTTCTCGTAGTCCTCGCCTACAAAGAGAATATCGTCAGAGTAACGGACGTAATATCCGTTCAGATTCGACAACATCTCATCGATATGGTATAGAACCACGTCAGCCAGCCATGCAGCAACAGAGCATCCCTGCTTGAGGGACTGATACTTCTCACAGAGGTTATTGTCCTCATCGAAATAGATATCTGTGTGATAGTAGTCACGGATGACATCTATCAGTGCAGACTTTCCGTGCTTCTCCTCTACTTTGTCAAATACCCAGTCGATGAATCGAATAGGCACGTTGTCAAAGTACTTGGATAAGTCGGACTTGAATCCGATGATTTTACCATCTGCCGAGTATATTATCCGAGACACATCTTGCACCACACGACCGCAGCCGATACCCTTCTGGTACGACGTACAGCGTGGATGTACCATCTCTGGCATCAGCTCGAACAGGAGATCGTTGGCTATGCTAAGGAGAATTCTGTCAACAGCCTCATTCACATAGACCGTACGGAAATCTCCGTTGTCTTTCGGAATCTTGGCTGTATGCGGTGGCATTATCTTGTAATTGCCGCTCTTGATCCTCTGATACATAGCCAGACGAGCCTCTGGTGTCGTCAGCTGATACATTACTGCTTTGTTCATGTCCTTGAATAAGCCTTTCTCAATGGCATACTGCCATCTGGCTTTCTCAAAGAACATCTCTAGGATTTTGTCTTCATTCATAATTCTTATGTTTTGGTTATTGTGCGCAGTCCTTAGCTGCGCTTTTTAGCTTTCCATAAATCCCTGTACTCCTCAATGAGTTTATTCTCTTCACTATACAGCTCCAGGAGTCTTTCTTTTGAAAGAGGCTTCGTGTTGTGTACACTACAGCTGTTCGTTTCTCTGCGGATTTCTTCGAGACGATCGGCTATCTCTCGCGCTCTCTTTTCATCTAAATTCTTCATATCTATAATGTTTTGGTTATTGGTAGGGAGATTACTCTCCCCGTTTGGCTAGTCGATGTGTTGATAAACATCTCCTCCCTGCTCTTTTTCGTTGTCAGCATACAACTCCTGATTAGAGTCAAGTTCTATTTCTTCGTCTACGAAATTATTAGAATCAAGGACGATGTTGCAATTATCGTAGGCCTTTTGTGTCTTCTTTACTGCCTCTTCCTCGCTCTCAGCATCAACGCTGACTACCTTGTTCAAATGTTCTGTGACTGATACGTAATATCTCTTCATAATCTTTAATAATTTGGTTAATAGAAGAGGAGCATGCAAGCTCCCCTTGTTAGGTATGTTTTAAAGTCTTGCCCATGAGTATATCTTCGCTCTTCTTTTCTCTTCTTTCAGCTGAGAGAGGAGATATTTCTTCTCTTCTCCCGAGAAATTCTTACGGATATACGATTCACACTGCTTCTTCTTCCAGAAATGAACCGAATCTGAAGCGTCTGGCGTTATTGAAACCCACATCATGCCGCCTACTACAGGAACAAGTCCTGCGTAGATAATTCCTTTTCTAAATTCCATAATCTAATCATTTAAATGGTTTGACATTGAATACCCCCATGCTAGGGGATATTTTTAGGCTAATGTTTCCACAAGAAGAGAATCATACTCTTCCTCTGTAACACCAAGATCGTCAGCGCTCATCACATATTTAAGCATCCAAGGATAAACTTTCTGCTTTCCCTCGCGCTCGGCAATATACTCGTCTATTGCGCACACGATATCAAGGTCTGATGATATATCGACATCACGTCTATCTGGCACATCTGAGAATCCTCTCGTAACTGGGAACTCAAATGAGAATCCCTCTGCAATATCAGGCATAGGAATATCGGAATCAGGATTCTGTTTCCATGCGTTGAAAACCGAGGCACATTCTTTCTGCCACTTGCTATACTCTTCGTAATCGTATGCGTGAGCCGTCACGTGACCATTCTCCTCGCTGATTGTCAATTCTACAGCATAAGGGAAATCGGTTGAATAATACGGCTTACCGAAAGCGCGACTTGAATACATACACTTGAATGTGTCAATCCAATCACACACTTTGCAATCTATATCGGTTTTGTCCTCTATAGAATCTGCATACTCATTAATCTCCTTGACTGTAAGCTTGTACTGAATCTTGTAAAATAGCTTTTCCATAATTCATCTGTTTAATGGTTCATAATGGTTCCCCACATTATCGTGGGGAGTTTTAGCCACATATGGCAATGTCGCCATAATTTCTGTAGAAATGCTTGTATGCCTCAAGACCACTGGCAGCTTTCAAGTCTGTGACCTCCAGCTTACCGTTATCCTTGCGTACCTCTGCAATAGAGTATGTATTGTCGTGCGTCCACTTGATAAGATCCACACGTCTTGCTGCATTCTCTACAGACCCGACGATTTCACACTTCAGCAAATCGTCATTCAAAATTTTCTCTAAGTCACTCATAATTATAGATTAATTATAGTTACACATTATTTCTGTCTCACTGATAATTTCAGCACAATACTTGCAGCGATGGCACATTATGTAGCCTTTTGCCAGCAATTTGCTGAACTTCGGGTACGGGCATTTCTCGTCCATACAGGCTCTCGTAATCTCAATTTTAATCATATTCAATCTGTATTGGTTAATAGAAATCCCCACCCGTGAGAGTGAGGATTGTTTTGTCTTAATACAGAAGAGCTCTGAAACAAAGCTTGTCGCTTATTACACCATCTTTCTGTAGTCCGTCCTTCCAGTCATTGAAAGTCATGTTCAAGTCAAGGTTGAACTTTGTCTTCTTGCCAGTGTAGTCGATACCACACTCGTCACAAAACTGCCAGAATGCCTTTCTCAGCTCCTTCTGGTTCGTGTACTGAAATTTATTTGCCATAATTCAAATAATTTATCTGGTTAAACAATAGAAGGCACGCTCACACACGGGCGCACCTTTTTAGGCTTACTTGCATCTCAAGAGTTTTCTTACAACACGAGCTTCCGACGGATAGTCCTGACCAGCCATGTATGTGTAGCTCAACTTACCACTGCGTAAGTACTCAACACCAATCCTTTCCAGAATACCGCAATTCTCAACTCTGCCAAATCTTATGTTGTCAAAAATGCTATCCTTGTCTTTCATATTAAGAGCGCCACAGATACCATCTGTAAACTCTCTCAACGCTTCATCTGTTAGAGTGAACGGCTGATACCATCCATGTTTGTGGTAATAATCCCAACTAACAACATCTGCAACAGACAGAAATCCATAAAACTTCTGTCTCATAAGACCACGTATGGTCTTGTAGTTTCTTTTTCTCATATTCGTTTAATTTTGGTTAATAGCAGGCAGCACATTATCGTACTACCCATTTTTTTGGCTAGAGATTGTACACCGGACTTTCTGAAGAATTCAGGATAGAACTGCCGGTGAGAATGGAGAACGCACAAGGGTCGAAACTCTCGATTTTCTTCATGCTCTCTATCTTCTTCTGTACTACATCACGTATGGATGACAGATTAAGTCTACCGTCAATAGGCATGACAGAATCCATGCCCACCATTTCAACGATACTAAAATCCTCTGTAAATCTCTTACTCACGAGGTCAAACTTGTTGATCTTGTGATAAAACTGAATCCACTTGCTCATAATTCTACATTTTTGGTTTATAGGAGAGGGAGAAATAACTCCCTCAATTTCAGGCTATGTACTTCTTGATGAACTCTTTAAGCTCGTTGAGCCGCTCGTCAATCTCCTCTTTGCTGCATACGCAGATGAAACGTGGAAAACAAGTATCCGTTATTTCTCCCATGTCATTCATGACACAGGCAAAACAACTTATATACCCTTCGCCGTTTTTATTGCTAACGCTAACATCAAGGCTCAGTCTTGATTGATTTTTCAATACTTTTTTTTGGATTTCCTGCAACTTAGGCAAAATCGTAGAGAGTATGTACTCTACATTCTCCTTGTATTCTTCATCTATCATAATCTATATTTTTTGGTGAATAGTATGCGTGACAACCGCCACGCACATTTCAGCTCATGCACAATACTGCAATCTCAGAGAAACTCTTGGAGATAGCCTCCTTGCTACGATAATCTCTGTAGCCTCTGGTATTATTATTGTGCCACTGGCGTGCAGCAATCTTGATCTTCTCCATCTCATGCATAAGCGCACGCTCAAAATTCTTCTGTGATTTCTTGTCTAACGTAATTCAATTTGTTTAATGGTTTAACATAGTATGCCCAGGAAAATGCCTGAGCACATTTTTGGCTACTCGTACTTGTTGAGCAGGAAAATCAGAATACAG